ACAGTATCTTTGAAGAGTTAACAAGAATAATAACTAAACCTTCTCAATATATGTTTTATAAATTTTATTATTCCAATACAAAAAATGGAACTTATATAGATAATCTTGATGATCCACCAACCCTAATTCTTACTTCTTTCATTACAAATAATTTAATGTATGGCAATGACAAAGTAAGAATTCAGTTGGTGGATTTGATAAAAGATTTTTGTCGCAACAAATCTATTAGATATCTTTTTTCAATAATTATTATATTATTAAAAGGTTCAAAGGAAGTTCGTGTAACTTGTTTTATATTATCACTTTTAACAACTATCACTGACAGTTACGATAACTGGTTGCATATACTGAATAATATAACAAGTGAAAATTTCATAACATTACTTAAAGACGATCATGAATATTTAAGAACTGGAAAAAGTAATTTAAGTCTGTCTACTGACAGTTTGAAGAGAGCAAAGCTTATGTATAAACAGACATTGAACGGCAGAACTGATGAATCTTTAGACTGGTCAGCTGAATTAGAAAAACGTGTTAATGGAGATTTATGTAATAAAAAACTTGCTTATAGTGAAGACTGTTCTGTTAAAACAAATCAAATATATTTGACAAAGTTGAACATTGAAATGAGCAATTTATTAAATGATACGCGTGTTGATAAGGTTTTAACCATTGAAGAATTTTTCGAAAACTATTATTTAATAGTAGTTGGTGGGTCTTATTATGATGAGTTTAAGGAAAGTGATAATAAAAAATATCAAGATGAACTCAGTGCTATTTCAAAGGATATTAATTTAAATAAAAGGACTACAGGACTAACTGGAGCTTATGAACTCTATAAGATGAAAATGAATAATATATTTGATTGCAAAGTTAGATTAAAAACTAAAGGCCATCAGAAAATACAAGAACAAACTAAAGCTAGATCGATTTACCAAACAACTTTTTTACATTATATTTGTTGTGCTTATTTGTTTATGCCCATTGAAACTAATATCGGAAATGAAAATATATTTATGAATTTGGATGGCTTTGCAAATATTGCCAGATATTCAAAAAGATTGGAGAAATTTTCAAAAGGATGTGTTAATTCATTTGATTTTGAAGATTTTAATGCTCAACACACTTTTGAAGATATGCAATGTGTTTTAAGACATACTTTTGAAAAAGTTAGTTCA